ACAAAATCTATAACCATGAATTAATTCATTCACAAGACCTGATCATGCTGCGGTCTGGTGAATTTTCTAAATCGCCTATTCGAGTTTCATTTTGCCCGTTCTGTGGTGAAAGTCTGAAAACGTGGGAAGCGGAGGCAACCAGTGAATAACCGCTTTTACATGATGTGCTTGCGTGAAACTGTGGGTAATAACGCCTCATTCCATTGCCATAACGGCAATGGTTACAGTTCTGATATCGATCGCGCTCATGTTTACACGCTGGAAGAAGCCCAAAAAGCCTGGAATTGTGGACGAGATATCGATCAGCCTGTTTGCGCTGATAGCGTGGATGCAATGGCTGTGTGGCACGTTGATTGCCAGTACATCCCCACAGAAAGCCTGATTGAGTCAGATTGCACTGCGTATGTGGCCTACAAAAAAGGTAGCTGGAACGGCAACGATGTTTACTGGCTTCAACACGGTGGATTGCCAACAGATGACTTCAGTAAAGCGACCATCTTTAGCGTCGCCAACAAAAACGAACCAGGAATAGTTTGGTTGCCATTTTCCATTGCTGATGCAGCAAAGCGTCGGACGTTCAATATCAATAACTTTAACCGCAGAACAATGGTTCAGGGCGCAGGTTTGGTCATGCCTGACTGGTTGAAAGAGCAGAACAGAAGAAAGAAGTCGCGAAGCGGGAAGGTGCGTTGGAATTGTCCGCATTGCGGAAAAATAACCTGGCAGTACAGCCCATATGATTTTGAAGGCTGTAGTGATTACAACTGTGAAGGATGGCGAGAATGACAATTGACTATCAGGCACTGCGTGAGGCGGCAGAGCGTGCAATTCCGGCAATGGAACACCTGTTAATGTTGCCAGTTGATGATGATTTGTTAACTGAACAGGAACTTAAGGATTACGGTGTGGATATTGATGCGCTCAACGCCTTCAAATTTCTGACCGGACCAGAAACCGTGCTGGCACTACTGGATGAACGGGAAAGAAACCAGCAATACATCAAACGCCGCGACCAGGAGAACGAGGATATTGCGCTAACGGTTGGGAGGCTGCTAATCGAAAACGGCCAGCTTGTTGCCGATACGCTACGCCACTTAGCTGATAACGAAATCGACTCTGATTATTTTGCTATCACCTCAACGAATGAGAACGGTACTGAAATTGATCATGAGATGGCTATTACCGATTACGCACTGCAAGCTGCCGGAACTGTAGACGAATTGGTTGCAGCGCTGGAATCCGCAGAGAAGCGCATAGCAGAACTGGAAGCACGGGAAATAAAACCAGCCAAAGGCGAAGTTCTTGTCGTTGTATCTGGTTTTACTGGTTGCGGAAAAAGCGCCATTGCCGGGGAAATAGAAATCGCGATGAAGGCTATTGGTGTACCGGTTAAGTGGACTAATGGCGATGCAGAAAAGCGCATGACTGGCGCTGACTGGCTGACAGCGATTGAGATGTACAAACCAACTGTGCGCATCGCGGAAGTTAATGTGCCACGCGCCGCTGGCATTCGCATCAAAGGAGAGTGAGTGATATGGATAAAAACACCACTGCTTACTGGAATCTGTCACTTGATACCGAATGCCCCAAATGTGGTCACAATTTCGATCTGCTCTGTGATGCTGATTTCTGGGAGTTTTCTGGAGCAAAACAGGCATGTGAAGAAATAAAAGGTTACGAAACATGCTGCCCAGAATGTAACCATGAATTTAAAACAGATTTTGTGTATTGAGGCATAACGAATGACCACTTTTACTAAAGAACAATTAATAGAGATAATTAAGCGCAATATAACGGTTATGGATCGTTATCCTGATTTAGTAACTGCACAAATGGATCTGGAAGTATACAAAATCGCGCTGGCATCACTGGAAGCAGAACCAGTTGCTTATATTTTCAAACATCCGGCCGGGAAATTATTCTGGGCTTTAACGGATGAAAGCAATAAAGAGCAACCGGACGTTATTCCTGTTTATGCTGACTCACCTGCGCCGGTTGTGCCGGATGAAATAGACGTAAACGATGTACCAAGGGCGGTGACATATTTCAAGACACACAGAGATTGTTACGCAGATGGCTGGAACGCCTGCCGCGCCGCCATGCTTCAGTCCGGAAACTTTCGGGAAAATAAGAATTCGTCAACCAATAATTTTCGGGAAATCGCGGAAACGTCAACCAACTATCCGGTAATTCCTAGTGAGGTGTTGTCCGCAATCCTGAAGGTTGCCAAGATTCGTGCCGATTTCGATGATTTTGACGGTGACAGGCGAGGTATCGGTGATTGTCTGGATGAGGCTGAGCAAGAGCTTATCGTTACCATTAACAAATATGCCAGTCAGTTGGCAGCAGAACCGATAGCGACTAATGACGTTCGAGAGCAAACAGCCGTTCCGCCAGTTCCTGTAATACAGGCTGATGTCGCGCAGGCAATTGAAAAACTCAAACGGAAATTAGTGGAATGCAATCGCTATAACTACTGCGCAGATGCAGTTAAGGGCGTTGAGTATGCCTGCCACGCTGCCATGCTTCAGGGTAGCCAACCTGTAAGCCAAACTTACAAGTTTCCAGTTAATACACCTTGCCAGGATGCGCCAGCCCATATCTGGCTGCAAACAGCTGGAGTATGGCCAGAAGATGGCGAGTTAAGCGAATTAACGTGGTGCAGCCACAATCAGCACCATGATGACACGCTATATGTTCGAGCTGACTTGGTAAATGGCAATTCTCAGGTAACTCCGGATGGTTGGATAAGCTGTAGTGAGCGAATGCCCGCTCAAGATGATTGGATTTTAATTTATTCAAAGCACGGTGAGTATATGGCAGGACAGGTGCAAGGGGAATACGTGGAGTTGAGCGACGGCACTTTATCCTGGTTAGGGAACGCCTTGTTCTGGATGCTGCTACCAGAACCTCCCCAGGAGGCAGGTCAATGAGCTGGCCTGAAGCATTCGCAACGGTAGGAATTGTGATGGCGGCAGCACTGGGTTTGTATTCAATTTGTCGCTGGTGGTAACGATGAGGAAATTAACTTTTGTAGTCGAATTTGAGGATGGTAAAGAGCCACCTGTTAGCGCCAATCTTGATGTTGCTGGTGGAAGGCTTGTTTCGGTTCTATTTGGTGACTACCGAGATGACTTCTTCCAACCAGAAGAAGTTGATGTAGTGCGAGAGGCATTAAACGAGTTAAGTGTTGACAACGATGATGCTCATGCGGAAATCATCCAAAAAATGGAACTGCTAACTCACTAAATTATCAATTATGGTGCTATAACCTACGACACCGAGAGAAAATTTATAATGTCAAAAGTAAATGTTTTGATTTTTTCAGCAATTGTTGGCTTTGGTTTTACTGCCGGAGTGCAGATTTATATTACGTGGGAAAAAATCATCAACTACGCATGGAGTTGTTTTATTAAGTGAGGTAAGTATGTGGAGAGGTAATAATCATGGCAAAAGCCAGATGATACTTACCGAATATAAGCTAGACCACAAAACCAATAAATCACGCTCAGTATATTTGCTCCGGCACAATAGTCGCGTAAGAAATACCGTGCTGGAACAAAATCTGACAGTTGAAATGGATAATTACGGGGGATTCAAGCCAACAATTTCACTTGATGATTTTCCTCGTGGTTTAAGCGAAAGAGAAGCAATGCTGAAATTAGCAGAATGGCTACAAAGATTAAGCATTGCTATTGAAGATAACTGGTCTGAACCTTAAATTTATATGATGACACTAAAACATTTTCTTGACCGCCCATTATGGGCGGCAGCCGCAGGCTATGACTTTAATTATATGGATTGCATGTCTTATACCGCCAATGCATACGACCATTCCTTCAGTCTGCTGTTTAATTCTTTAAGAATATTGCCGCAAACAGAAGTTGGAGAGCTTCATTTATGGCTATTGGGCTTTATCGCGGCTGTCGTTGGTATTGCTGTATGGCCTTTTATTTTCTGGCTGGTGGCTGTTGTAGTGTGGGTTAAGTGCAAGACATACCGGAAAAAGTATTTCTTAGGTGATGGAATGACTGATATTGCCAAAATGAACATTGAAGAATGGACTAAGGAATGTGAAAAGAAATGGCGCAAAAAGAAATGACCAGAATCACTGAAGAGCGCATATCAGAGATTATTTCCCGTATCGAAATGTATGGTCACGGTGCTGGATATACGGCAGATGAAGTATTGGAAATAGCCCAGCAGATGCTGGCCTTGAGACAAAAAGAGCAACATGAAAGTAATACGTGTAGATTGAATTTTGAGCATTGGCTGGAACAGCAACGCGGGAAAATCGATGTGGACTGTGGTTGTGTGTCCACTGAAACATTCATGCACTGGCTGCGGGTAGCTTACGAGGCTGGCAACTATCCGGATATTCCGGATAGTTCGGTGCCAGCACCAGGAAAGGGCGTCACCGGTGAACGTATCCGAATTAAGCCGCATGTTTATCGCGAACTGGTTAACCGTCTCCACGATACAGCGATCAAGTGTGCTGGCACCCAGCAATTACGAGAAAGAATTAGCCGTGTTTTGGGCGACGTTATTACACCAGATCATCATAAACAAGCCGAGAAAAGTGGCCTGGAAAGGTGTCGCCTTGAGGCGGCATTAAACATTAAGCCGGGGCATACGCTTGGCATTATTGATGCACTATTGGTTCATAAGATGGCCAGGGCTTTATTGCCGCTGGTGGCTGAAAAGCATGAGGTGGACCATGCCAACGAAAGCTGAATTACAGGTGCGCGTAGATGAGCTTGAAAAAGAGAACGCGAGCCTCAAAAAAATGCTGTCGCGGGCGGAAAGGGAATTATCAGGCAAATTATTGCCAGAAGAACTGCCACCAGCAGATATACCTGATCGAGTGTCCTGGTGGATGAAGTATTTCCGTGCACCGTGGGAGGCGTTTTGGTGCTACGACCATCGCAGATGGTGTGATGAACTTGATAGCAATTTTCCCTACTTTGCGGAAGGGAACACCTGCCCTCAATGCAGGGGATAGCATTTGACGAAATCGATCACCCTATCCTGAACTTCAGAAAGAAGGTCTTTTTCACGCGCCAGGACGTCAGGATATTGACGTTCTGGCCTTACCAGATGCCGGAGCTTCCCATTAAGCAGAATGGCCTCAGAAAACACTTTTACGCTGTGCTTTATCCCCTCTGTTTCACTTTTCAGCGTCAAAATAAAGCGCAATTGCTTATTAGCCTGATTCGGATTCAATACACGAATTTGCAGTTCGTCTATGCTGTTCCGCAATGGGATTGATGCCACCACACTGGTGCAGTCTCTGATTGTCTGAATTGAACGGCTAACATTGAGAACGTTATTGTGCATGTGCCTGATCCACTAACTCCTGGAGGTTTCTTGTGTCAGATCGAAATATAGCAGCTAAAAGCCAGGAAGAGCGAGACAAGGTGAACGTAGACCTTGCCGCCAGCGGCGTTGCTTACAAAGAACGGCTGAATATACCTGTGATTGCAGAGCAGGTGGCCCGTGAGCAACCGGAAAACCTGCGCGCCTATTTCATGGAACGGCTACGGCACTACCGGCAGTTAAGCCTCCAGTTGCCAAAAGGGAGCGATCCGGTGTATCAGAACGAGGATGCACCAAAAAAATAACGGCAAGATGGGGGAGAAATGTGATTAGCCCCCAGCGTGGCGCGCCTACAAACCCCGCTTTCACAAACTATGCCTTTTCAATGTATACTGTATGAATAAACAGTATCATTGAGGTAAAACGCTATGGGCTTCCCTTCTCCTGCGGCGGATTATGTTGAAAGCCGAATTTCTCTTGATCAGCAGATAATTAGACATCCTTCAGCGACCTACTTCATGCGGGCAGCTGATAGCCATCACCGTGAGGGAATATTGCAGGGTGCTTTGCTGGTGGTTGATTCCTCGCTTACTCCGGTTGATGGTTCTCTGCTTGTGTGCGCTATGGAGGGTGAATATCGCATAAAGAGATACAGGAAGTATCCGCGCCAGCACCTGGAGGACTTAAGCACCGGGAAGAAAGAGGCGTTACCAGTAGATGACGATGGATACACGGGCAGTAATGCTGTTTTTGGTGTGATCACTCATGTCATCAATGATGCCCGAAGTGGGGAATTTGATGATTGTCCGGTTATTTAAGCTGCAAAGTGCTGGTGCTTTATGCCTGTGAAGTTTATAATTGTGTACACATAACGAGTACACGAGGTGTTTATGCAATCCATTAACTTCCGTACCGCGCGTGGCAACCTTTCTGAAGTGCTCAACAATGTTGAAGCCGGGGAAGAGGTTGAAATCACCCGCAGAGGCCGTGAGCCAGCAGTAATTGTCAGCAAGGCTACTTTCGAAGCCTACAAAAAAGCGGCGCTGGATGCTGAATTTGCATCCCTGTTTGACACCCTGGACTCCACCAACAAGGAACTGGTTAACCGATAATGAGACATATATCACCGGAAGAACTTGTTGCGCTTCATGATGCGAATATAAGCCGCTACGGCGGCCTGCCGGGAATGTCTGATCCGGGTAGGGCAGAGGCCATTATCGGGAGAGTTCAGGCCAGAGTTGCCTACGAAGAGATCACCGACCTTTTCGAAGTCTCCGCCACCTACCTGGTGGCTACAGCGAGAGGGCATATATTCAATGATGCCAATAAGCGTACCGCGCTAAACAGTGCGCTGCTATTTCTACGCCGTAACGGGGTGCAGGTATTTGATTCACCTGAACTGGCAGACCTTACCGTAGGCGCTGCGACTGGCGAGATATCTGTATCTTCTGTCGCCGACACGTTACGTAGATTGTATGGTTCTGCGGAGTAGATTAATGGCACGTAAATACAACAAGTTGTCCCGTGAAGCGTTAAAGATGCTTCTTGATGGCGTGAGCCGCCGCAAGGTAAAGCAATACCTGGTTGGTAAGCAAATTGGAGTCAGGACCGCTATTGCTGTGTTATGCCGTCAGGAAATGGTTGTGCTTAAACAGAGAATGCCGGGCAGCAGATAAAGCCCAATCAGTGATTAAAGGTGTGATGTGAAAGCCATAATTACTCCCTTTGTACAGAAAGAGCTTGGCCTCGCCACGTTCAAAGTGGATCAGGAGGTCAGAAAGCTGGTGGAGGCTGGCCGTAAATTTATTATGGAGCCGGTGCCGCGTGAGTTAATCGAGCACATGGAAGACGGCCTCGTTGTTACCGAGCAAACCATGGCAACAAATGAGGCGTTGCAGCCGTTTTTTAACAGCGATGAACTGTTTCGCCGTATTGGTGGAATTGACTCGCTGGTGGCGTGGTTGCGTAGGAAAGAGGGTCAATGCCAGGCCGCAGATCGTAGTTGGTGTGACAACCATATTGTCCACGCTGAACGAGACAATAGCGCGGTGTTGTTGTGCTGGCATCACGATAACCATTACCGGATGCGTGGTTTTAATGAGCTGAAAGAAACGCTGCACAATAATCGCGTTAACTGGATACTGGATGTCGCCCGTCAGGAAATGGGCCTTTCAAATAGCCATGATTTAAGTATTCAGGAGCTGTGCTGGTGGGCTTTCATGCGCAACATGATGCACCTGATGCCGGAAGAAGTCTGCCGCATATCAATAAATAAGATGAAGGCTACTCCGCAGGATAGCGGACCTCTGAAAGAGGCGGATATTCGCCCGTATGACGATCGCGCTACAGCATATGTTCAGATGATGGAAGAACGCGCCGCGCCGATGCGTGCAAAAGTATGCCCTGTGGATGTTGACTCCGACCCAGGTATGGCGCATTTCAAAATACCAAAACTTCAATCGCTAAAATTGCCCGAGTACATGGACTTTGTGGCTTCCCGTCCATGCTGTGGCTGTGGAGCTGCGGGAGCTGGCGCTCACATTACGCCTTATATCGTTCGTCATAGTCGATTATGCGCGCATGACATTTATGCTATTCCTCTGTGCCAGTCATGCCAGCGTGATATTGAGCGTGACCGCGATAATTGGGAGAAGACGCACGGTAGGCTGGCGATGCATCAACGATTGTTCTTTGATTACGCGCTTGGAGTCGGCGCTATCACAAGTCATTCGTCGAGTGTTAGATAAAATTGCTCTAATGTATTGCTATTTCTTTAATCGAGGGTATTATATTCGACGTTGATTAGTTGACATGGGCTAATCAGTAGGTGACAGGATGTTACTTAACTGGCAGGGACGCCACTTCATGGAAATAAATCACTCACGAATAACATCGTACGAGATTGCGGATTACATGATCCGCACTAAATCTCTTCTATCAGCGAAAGAACTCGCAGCAATTCTTGAAAAGGAATACCCGCATCTGGATGTCGATAAGCGCGATGTTTATCTGCGCTTAAAGGCTATCGCTGTGTCTAAGTATTCGTCTGTTTTGATTGATGACAGTACACGCCCACGTAGATTTCAGATCCACTCTCTGAATCCTGAATTCTTTCGCCGCAGCCGCGCTCCGCGCCGGTTTGATGAAAAACTCCAGAACGAACTCTATATGACGCAGGACGAAAAGGAACGCCGGGAGCACCAGCCTTGGGTGATGGCGCGTCAACTTTTCAATAAGGTGGTCCGTCAGCACCGTCATTACGGTAATGCCACATCCGCACGTATCTGATTGATTGCTTGCCCGTTCCGGGCCTTTTGACATGTGACTTTCGTTACCCTCGCGTCAAAAAGAGTTTTATACGAAAGGAAGCATAAGTGACCTGGGACGATCACAAGAAGAATTTTGCTCGCCTGGCGCGAGATGGTGGTTACACCATCGCACAGTATGCCGCCGAGTTTAATCTTAACCCTAATACCGCACGTCGTTATCTCCGTGCCTTCAAAGAAGACACCAGGACAGCGGACAGCCGCAAGCCAAATAAGCCAGTCAGGAAGCCTCTAAAAAGCATGATCATTGATCACGCTAATGATCAACGTGCATGTGATCACATTGTGGCTGAAATGGCTGAAAAACAAAGAGTTAATGCTGTTGTCAGTGCCGCAGTCGAGAACGCTAAGCGCCAAAATAAGCGCATAAATGATCGTTCTGATGATCATGACGTGATCACCCGCGCCCACCGTACCTTACGTAATCGCCTGGAACGCGACACCCTGGATGATGATGGTGAACGCTTTGAATTCGAAGCTGGCGATTACCTGATAGATAACGTTGAAGCGCGGAAGGCCGCGCGCGCTATGTTGCGTCGGTCCGGGGCCGATGTTCTGGAAACCACTCTTCTGGAAAAGTCTCTTTCTCATCTCCTTATGCTGGAGAACGCCAGGGATACGTGTATTCGCCTGGTGCAGGAAATGCGCGATCAGCAAAAAGACGATGATGAAGGTACTCCGCCTGAATACCGTATCGCGAGCATGCTAAACAGCTGTTCCGCGCAGATAAGCAGCCTGATCAACACCATTTACAGCATCCGGAATAACTATCGAAAAGAAAGCCGGGAGGCGGAAAAGCACGCTTTATCTATGGGGCAAGCTGGCATTGTTAAGCTGGCATACGAACGAAAGCGTGAAAATAACTGGTCAGTGCTGGAAGCGGCTGAATTCATCGAGGCGCATGGAGGAAAAGTGCCTCCCCTGATGCTGGAGCAAATCAAAGCCGATCTGCGTGCTCCTAAGACCAATACCGATGATGAGGAAAACCAAACAGCATCTGGCGCTCCATCACTTGAAGATCTGGATAAAATCGCGCGAGAACGGGCCGCCAGCCGCCGCGCTGATGCCGCATTGTGGATTGAGCATCGTAGAGAAGAAATTGCCGATATCGTCGATACAGGTGGTTATGGTGATGTCGATGCGGAAGGCATATCAAACGAAGCATGGCTTGAACAGGATCTGGACGAAGACGAGGAGGAAGACGAAGAAGTTACCCGCAAACTGTACGGGGATGATGATTAATGGCCAGAAGTTGCGTAACGGACCCACGTTGGCGCGAGCTTGTGGCGCTATATCGTTATGACTGGATTGCGGCCGCTGATGTGTTGTTTGGGAAGACACCAACCTGGCAGCAGGATGAGATCATTGAGTCCACGCAGCAGGACGGCAGTTGGACAAGTGTGACCTCCGGCCATGGTACTGGTAAATCGGATATGACGAGTATCATTGCAATACTCTTCATCATGTTTTTCCCCGGCGCTCGCGTCATTCTGGTCGCTAACAAAAGACAGCAAGTCCTTGATGGTATTTTCAAATACATAAAGAGCAATTGGGCTACTGCTGTTAGCAGATTCCCGTGGTTGTCGAAGTATTTCATTCTTACAGAAACGTCTTTTTTTGAGGTGACTGGCAAGGGTGTTTGGACAATATTGATAAAGTCCTGTCGCCCCGGGAATGAGGAGGCGTTGGCTGGTGAACACGCCGATCATCTCTTGTATATCATCGACGAAGCGTCGGGTGTGAGTGATAAAGCATTCAGTGTGATAACAGGTGCGCTGACCGGTAAGGATAACCGTATTCTGCTTCTTTCCCAGCCTACGCGACCTTCAGGCTATTTCTACGATTCACACCACAGACTAGCTATTCGCCCGGGAAATCCTGATGGATTGTTTACTGCGATAATACTGAATAGTGAAGAATCTCCGCTTGTAGATGCAAAATTTATACGAGCAAAACTTGCGGAGTATGGCGGTCGTGATAACCCCATGTACATGATCAAAGTACGTGGTGAATTTCCCAAATCTCAAGATGGCTTTCTTCTTGGTCGTGATGAGGTTGAGCGGGCGACGCGGCGAAAGGTCAAGATTGCCAAAGGATGGGGCTGGGTTGCATGTGTTGACGTTGCTGGTGGCACAGGACGAGATAAGTCCGTTATTAATATCATGATGGTGTCCGGCCAGCGAAATAAACGCCGTGTAATCAACTATCGTATGCTGGAATACACAGACGTTACAGAAACGCAGTTAGCCGCCAAGATTTTCGCAGAATGTAACCCAGAACGGTTCCCGAACATAACCATAGCTATTGATGGCGATGGCTTGGGGAAATCGACGGCTGATCTAATGTACGAACGCTATGGCATTACCGTCCAGCGTATCCGCTGGGGTAAAAAGATGCACAGCCGTGAAGATAAAAGCCTTTATTTCGATATGCGCGCTTTCGCGAATATTCAGGCGGCAGAAGCTGTAAAATCAGGGCGTATGAGGCTTGATAAGGGGGCTGCGACTATAGAGGAAGCATCAAAGATACCGGTAGGGATAAATTCCGCAGGTCAATGGAAGGTGATGTCAAAGGAAGATATGAAGAAAAAACTCAACCTGCACTCACCGGACCATTGGGATACATATTGTTTCGCTATGTTGGCGAACTATGTTCCCCAGGATGAAGTGCTTAGCGTCGAAGACGAAGCGCAGGTTGATGAAGCTCTGGCATGGCTTAATGAATAACTCATTAACCATGCCGGATAGAAACTATTGCGCGCTTTCGGGGTTGTCGTTTACTGGCTGCCCCTTCTTAGTTTTACGGCTGCGCGTAACTGATGCGGCTGATTTGACCTTTTTCTCTTCGCGAGTGATGGCAATTGTTTTTTTACATTTTCAATATCTGCCAGGCGATATATTTTTGCCTGCGGCCAGCGGTCGCAGATGATCGGTTCTATAGAGTCATAAAGGCTAAATTTTGCTTTCTCGAATTCACCGTTGATGATGATTCCATCACGGAGAGTTTCATCGCAGATAAACACACCACACAGCGGCACATGGTAACTAACTGATTTACCATCATTGTAGTTAGGGCTACTGGAAATGTAATGGACGCGCAGCATTGTTTCGCTAAAGCCGTGTACACGCATACGGAATTTTTCATCCTCCGGGTACTGCTTCATTAGCTCTTTTGTTGCTTCCAGGTTCTCTATGTATTTCGCACTGTGCTCATTGATCCCCGCGCTTTTCTGGATGCGAATGTCCTTATCAATCAGATGAATAATGCGGCCAGCGGTCATGTTGACGCTGTTCACAGCTTCTGTCTGATAAGTTGTAACCTTACGCACACCGCGAAGGATGTTAGGCACTGGATATAAAATAGTCTTTGGGATATTGAGGTCTGGGTACTGTTCCAGTTCTCGCGCCATTAAAGTCCATTTATCAATTTCAGCCTGAATGCTGTCCGTTTCTTTGAACGGCAGAACG